TCTCTGTATTCTTCAAGAGCATGGCACAAACTACCTCCGCTTGCTGCTGTGTAGTATGCCCAACAAGCTACACCATACTGTTGTAGAGCTTGATCGAAGGCTGTTAGTGTGTGGTTATGTGGAGGATTCGTCATTTTGTTCCTCTAAGAATTTACGAGGGATGTACTGAAAGGGGAATCGTCCATGCCCTGTGTAAACATAGTCGTCGTCTGTGTCAGAGTAGAATTGCTTTTTGTCTGTATCCATTTTCAAGTGCCTCTTCTTCATCGGTAAAGTATGTATCAGCTTCTCTCGGGTCAAAGTAAACAACAGACGGTGACATTACTCGCTCCATCCACTGTCCATGATCGGTGAAGGCATACACTTCTAGGTTTTGATCACATTGTTTCAATGCTTTAATCAGGTCTTTTACTTTCATTCTTCGTCACTTTCAAAAGAAATCCGGCGACAAGCTGTACCTAGCTTCAACAGTTCCAAGAAAGGAATCTCTACAACAGATGTCTCAGAAGTGTCAGAAGAACGTACAGACAGATAATACTTACCGTTTCGTTTGTTCAGAGAAATATATGCAGGGTAAGTTAGATATGGTGTTTCGGTGTATGCAAATAAGTTTTGGTTCATTTAGTTTCCTTAGTGAATATCCGAATACTTCTTGCCAAATTTAATATCGCAAGCAAGCTCTCGGTTAAGTTTCAATTGATTGTTTACAGCTTGCATGGCATCAGCAACAAGATTGTGGTAGGCATCCTTTTGGTCTTCATCCAATTCAAGAATCTTCTCATCATGGAATTGCCCCAGAAGGTTAAAATCTAAATTACGTTTCTCTGCAAGCCTCTTGGCATGATAGAGCCAAATGTCTAGAATGTAAGCACCAGTACCTTGAATCAATGTAGAGAACCTATCCTTCTCTTCGCGCAGCGAATACCACATACCATTGATAGGGTTCTTCTGCCACATTCCGAAATCAGTTTTCTTTACAAGAGTCATCGAAGCGATTTTAGCAATAGACCAATTCATCTTGTGATATGCAGCATGAAGCTTTTTAGCAATCTTCTCACTCACTTTCGCTGTACGTGCAATAGTCTTTACCCCTGCGCCATACTGACAGGCATAGTTGGTAGATTTACCTGTTGCACGAATTTCGTCAAGCCTCTTAAATCTTGTGTCATCAACATCATTGTGTACCTCTTGACCCTTGTACCAGACATACCACTCAGCATCCTCCTGAGACAACAACCCTGCAATCACTGCAATTGTCAAGTGGGGATCAAACCCCTTGGACATTTGTGTTTTAACATATTCAGGGTCTAGCTTCCATTGAAAATGGTGTTTAAGTCTATCTTCCAAAGAGGACAAATCGGAACCTAACAAAACCTTCTTTGGTCTTGCCATCAGCAATCCACGAAGCTCCTTGCCGTATTTTACACGAAGGGATGGCAGATTGACACACTCTTTGTGTGTAAGCCGCAGGGTGTTTGTAAAGCCGCTAGCACGGGCCGTAAGCTCCCCATTGACAGCATCCCTCAGGAACCCCTTAACAACGCTCACACGATGATTCAAAATACCTAGTCCTGCAATGTGCTCAATACCAGCACACTTAGGAATCAAATCCTTCACACTCTGGCAAATCTCCCCTCCCTTCAAATTAATCTGAGGGATTTGTCTCATGCTGCCATCATCCTCTTTTACAAACTTAAATGTCTCAGGTTCCCAACCAAGAGAATCAAGCCACGCTTTCATTTGCACATGCGAAGCAGGATTGCCCTGAATCATTTCCTTAACAACTTTAATATCCTCAGTGTGCTCAAAAGGCAATCCTAAAGATTCTGTCAATTCTTTCCACTTCTCTCCGTGCGAGGACAAATCCCCATTCTTTTTGAATGGCTTTGCAGGGCGAGACTTTACAACATATACCGGCACTTGCGGCATCACTTCAATCAGCTTGACAGTTTTCTCTGCCACTTCTTCTTCCAGTTTTGCTTGTAGCTTCTCTGCCTCAGGAACATCCAGCTTCCAGCGATTACGCTGTTGAATAACAAGCTCATCCATCTTCCACATCATGTAGGCAATCAGCTTGTCATAGGAGCCTTCTTCTTTCCCGTACAACACTTGCAATTTCTTTACGAGATAGTGCCACAGTTTCACTTGAATCTTACAGTCTTCCATCACACGATGGTTGTATTCCTCTTGGGTTTGATTCTCCCAATCCTCAATAACTGGCTTAGGTACTCCAAAAAACTCTCCCCACTCAGCTAGGCCATGCTTCAAACGTTGTGGCTCTAAATACCAGCTAAGGGGGAGAGTGTCAATCACCTTCACCTTACTTACATCATATCCTAGAAAGGCAAGAGCTTCCGCATCAAACAGCTTGCCATTGTGCATAATGAGTGTAGGCCCAGTGTTGAAAAACTCTTGAATCTCCTTCTTCTGGATACCTTCAAAGAGTTTTTCTTTCTCTGTATCTACAGCAATCAGGCCGAGGTTGTGCAGTCTAGGGTTTTCCTGCCGCATCATATCATCAATCAACCCACTCGTTTCAATATCAGCAGCAAAAATACCCATTAGTTTCCTTATAATCCATGACGTTCAGTGTATGAAACACCTTCCGCAATTAACTCTTCCAGTTTCTTATTCCTGAATTCGCAAGCAAGCTTAAAAGTTGCATATCTTGTGTCTTTCCACCGCAAACAACTAGGAGAGGACTCATCATACACAAAATAAGAAAGATGTTCTTCTGTAATTGGTTTAGCAGGTTTTCTCATTATATCATAGGATTGGACAAGAGCCAATCTTCTTTATCATAGAGTACGTGACTCTCCCCATCGTAGAACAACTCACAAGCAACACCAGTAACGCCGGTTGCACGGGACTTGAGCAAGTGAACAATGGTAGTATTCCTCACCATGATATCCTCTGCTGTCTTATCCCTTTGTAGGGCGATGTTAATACCTGCACTGCGGTATTGTGTACCAGACCCAATAATAGACTCTTCAGTCAAGAATTTACCTTGGCTTGCTGACTTTTCGCCACTGCCACTTTTCCTAGTGTGAGCCACTTGAATCAAAATGCAGTTGTATTGCTTAACTAATTTCTTTTCCCATGCCATCCACAAATCAATCTGCTCAATGGACATACCAGCAAAAACATCTGAGATAACATCAATTACACAAATACGTACACCACAAGAAACAACAACCTCTTCAATTTTTTCTTGTAATTTACTGTAGTCCCCCCTGTCGTCTAGTAAATAAATTCTAGGTTTGCCGTCAGGTCGTGTGAAAAGATTCTTTGCCACTTCTTCAGCCTCTTTACTACCCACAAAAGCAATTTTCTCTTCTTGATCCTGCATCATGGATATCTTTTTCCCCATTCGGTAACTCAGAAGATTTTCTCCAAATTCCGCAGCTTCAGCTTCTAAAGAAGCCACAAGAACAGGTTCATCACACTCTTCCATCCAATAAGCTACACATTGATTCACTAAAGAGCTTTTGCCGCTACCAGAGCCAGCAAGAATATTTACAATATATCCATAGTTGATTCCTCCAGCCAGCATGCGGTTTAATTTGTTCAACATAGGGGGAAATGGGAGTTTTTCTTGCTTGCTTCTTTCAACAATCTCATCATAAATTGTATCACTACTCACAATACCTGAAGGAGTCCAAGGCTTCGCCTTCCAAACTTCGTCAACAAATTTTTTGGCCTTTCCTTTCTGAAGCATGTCATTGGGGTCTTTCATACTCCATTCTGCAATAAAACCCTTGCCACGGGGGAGCACCTTCATAATCCTCTCCGTAGCCTCTTTACCCGCTTCGTCTGAGTCTAACCCCACAATAATCTTGTCCCACTTTGTCAGCCACTCATATTGGTTCTGGATTTGTTTGTGTGCACCGGACTCACCAACAGACGGGCTAACAACGGCAAATGTCTCGTAGTCTCCATAACCTCGTGACACTTGACTCTCTCTCAACATTTGCTCTGCACTCAGCATATCCACTTCACCACCAACAATGAGCAAGGTTTTGCCACCATTCTTGTAACGAAATTGCCCAATGAGGTCGCAATCTTTACCTGTGATGCCAATTGGAGTATCGAAGGACTTTGGAAGAGTGCGAACTTTATAACCAGATAGCTCGCCATTGATGGTAGTTGGTACGTATTGCTTTACAATTTCCCCTGTGGAGGTACTTGCTTCATATCGAACACCGTAGGCAGTGTTTGTTTCATCTTTAATACCTCTCCAACCTCCACACCTAGTTGAAGTATACCCTTTTAGCTTCTCATTCTCTTCAGCAGTAATTTTTTCTTTCGTCAACACTTCCTCCTGTTCTTCTTCATCATTATCAATCCCCAATTCTTCTTTACGAGCATCTGAGAGGAGGGTATACCCACAACTCCAACAATAGCTACCGTTACCTTCGCCATAATTAACTAAGTTATCACCGGAATTATCCCTGCCGTTTTTAACACATCTAGGACAAGCACTTTTATATTCTGCCAATCAGCCCTCCGATAGTTTCTTTCCACTTTTCAAAGTAATATTTCACCATCCTTTCCACTAACACAGGATTGAGTGTGACAATATCTTTCTTAAGACGTTCCTCAGTTTTCTCCTGCTTTACGTAAGACATAAATGCACCAAGCTCCTTGCCTTGTAAACCTGTCCAACCTGCTACAAGTTCTCCATTATAACGCCTTTTGAACTCCTGATGAAAAGCTAAGTCTTTTTCAGCTTGCTCATATTGAGGGTAGAAGTTAGGAATCATACCGAACAAGTAATCTGTCCATACGATTTTATCACAGTCGTTCTTTACAAACCACTCTCTGTGGAATTTTTGAACCTCAGTTTCATTGTAATTCTCCAGCCACTCCAAGAAACTCGTATAAGTGAGCCGCTTTGCGTCTCTCGTCCTAGCAGCATGATTACGATTCTCCAGAGCATAAATGCTCTTGTTGAAGAACGGGCTTGAAACAACAAACTTGAAAATATCTTCCAGTGTATCAAAGCCTTGTTGATAACGTTCCCAAGAATAGCCAAGCACAGGAAGAATCTGCTCCCAATCTTTCAATAGAGTGATTTCACGGAACACTTGTGTCTTGTCTGCATAGAACTTGTATGTTAGTCCGTCATGTCCTAACTTGAGTCCCATGGAGTGAGCTACACGACCAATGAGGTTGCCCAAGTCATTGTAGGCAAAATACTGCTGAGAACTCACATAATCCGCTGGCCTAGTTAAAATTAGATCAATTTGAAATTGTT